TGCAAAATTGTTACAGAAAATTAAAATTGATGTCATGAATCCTAATGATCCTAATAGACCTCTAGTTCAATCTGAAGAAGAACTAAATGAACTTTTAGATAAGAAATGTGAAGAGAATGGATGTGTAGTTCTAGATACTGAGTTAGGTATGGAAGATAGACATCTACCAACTAATGAAGATAAAGATGATTTCGAAATGAAAAAAGAATAAATATGTGAAGTAGGAACTACCTTTATGGTAGTTCCTACTATTAACTATATTAATTTTATTAACGTCTAGAAGTAGTTTGTACTGCTACCCAGTTAGTTAAATCATCATTCTTAAAGATAGAACGTACAACACCAGCATTAATAGAATTTCTACTATTATTGCCAGCTAATGAACGCATAACAGAATATAAAACACGTACACGTAAATTAATAATACGTGATAAAGTTTCAGTTCCCTGTAATGCATTCTGTTCCTGTAAGAACTCATCTTTACGATGCATCTGGAAGAATAAAAGAATATTATCTAAGATATTCTTTTTAGAATTCTTCTGAACGATATCTACAATTTTAGCCCAAGCATTGACAGCACGCTGTGAACCAAATTCAGTAGACTCAATAATTTTTAACTGGTTGTCAACTACATCGTAAGCTCGTTCATCGTTGGTTAAATGAACTTTAACAGTATCTCTGCGATTGAAAGTGACGTCTTTTTCAATAGCTTGATTCTGTTTCTCAGTAGTCTCTTTTACAGTTTCATTCATTTGTGCTATAATTTCTGAATCATCTTCAGTCTTATCTAACACATCTGCATTTTTAATTGCAGCGTTTAATGATGTTAATGCATTTCCCATATTAAAAGATCCTTTAATTTTTTAATTAATGTTAGGCCTATACAATTATTTTAATAGTACTTTGTCTATATCAGTTAAAGTATTGGAATTAACCTGAGTTGATTTCATAGCTTTCATAGCTGTACCAGTCATACCAGATGTGATAGCTAGACCTTGCATACCAATAGCTTCGATATCAGTTTTTCTAAAGAAATCACCACAGCATTTAAAACAGAATCCACCATCAGTTTTACAATGCATAGGTGATCTTATTTCTATTTCAAAACCTATATCCTTTTTCAACTCTTCTAAGGTTAGAGGTTCATTATGTCCAACTTGATATCTTCCTACCCAAGTTTTATAATTGTCGTTAGTGATCATTACTTTAATTCCAGATTTTGCTTTACAATCTTCTTCAATAATTTTAATATTTTGGAAAATACGCAATAGGAATTTAGTCTGCTCACCACCTTTAGCAGTTTCACGGTGACGGTTATACACACCACGTCTAATAACGTTAGCACAAACTACTAAGTCTTCAGTTTTCCACCCATCCTCTAGTGATTCACCAGCAACAACGATACTTGATTTTTTACTAGTAAAATCAGGAGCACCACCGAAGGTTAGGAACATCTTCTTACGCCAATCACCAAAACCAGCTTTTGGATCTTTAAAGAAGAATGGCTCTGCTGGGTCACCACGTAGATACTTTTTATCCATATCGATAAGCTCAGCTTCGATTTTAGAGATAACTACTGGGTCATTTAGATTATCTTTATATTTCTTAAATAATTCATTTTTCTTAGCAATAATTTCATCTGAGGTGCCCATAGTTTTTTCAGAGAATGGAGTAATAGTTAAAGCTCCATCACCATAGAACCAATAACCTAACTTCATATATAAATCAAATTCTTTTCTACCTGCTTTGCCATCTAGAATTAATTGTGCAACTTTATCATCAAGACTACCAGCAGTCATAGTGGTGTTGATATAAGGAATATTTTTACCAAATGGTTTTACGCACAATAAAACATTAGCAATAAATTTACCCACATCAGTATAGGTTGGAGATTTTTCATTATAGTTATCAATCATTCCAGGATACAGAGTAAAAATATCTGTAAATCTAAATGGTGGTTGACTAGAATCGTCTGTTAATTTGATTAATAGACAAGCATCAGTGATATTTTCGATGAATAAAACACCATAAGTACTAAAATCTTTAGATGGATCAGTTTTATTGGTATCGTTATCTGAATCATTCTCACTTGCATTAGGTATATGAACTGCTGATTTATCACGTAAGTAATTAATGATTTCTATATCACCACTAGCTTTAAGCATAGGTTCTTTAAGAAGTTCTTTAGGAACACCATATAGAGTAGGTAGTGATGTAGATGCGAACCAAGCTAATATGTCTGAACGTTTAATATTTTTTCGTACTACTTCGGTTAGATAGAAAAATTTTGGTTCATGTAGCTCATTATCTTTAATTGGAGTGTAAGTTAACATTTTTAATTACCTTTATTGCTTTCGACAACCTTGATAATTTTCGAAATCAATTCTTGTGTAGGGATGGTAACATCTTTAATATAGAGATTATCAAAGTAGTTTTTGTATTCACTAACCATATCGAGGACGTTCTTCATTCGTTCATTAAAAGGTGTTTCTTCACCTAAGGAATGAATCATTAATAAAATAAAATCTTCTAAACTCATAGGTTTAGTATTTTCTTTCTTAGTCCAATACTCAATATGGTGCGGAGCACGAAGATGATGTTTATCCAACATCTCTTTTTTGAACAACTCTAAATTTTCCGGTACTACTTCTCTATCTATTCTACTATAGATACTAACCTCATTAGGATTAATCTTATCTTGGTCATATCTATCGAGTAAAAATTTCATGTGAGTACGGTCAACATGTTTGTTCAAATAGTCTATCTCTATTAATAAAAGGTCTATAAAGCCTTTTAGAATTTTACGGTTGTTACTAACTTTATTAATATAGTTTTTAATTTCATCCATATCGGAAGTTCTAGATTCATTGATATGAATATTTGTAATAATAGATGATACGTGATCTACAAAACGAGTTGAAATCATTATCCAAGATGCATGATTTAAAAGTAATTGATATTTGTCATCATCTATAATTTCTAGAAATTTATCAAAATCACTATTTGAGAATTCATCAGAATTGATTAATGCTTCTACTTCATCTGTTTTATTTTGATTAACAAATAAATCAGTTAAATTCTTACTTTCTACTAATGCACGAACTGAGTATATCAATTTAGCAGTATACCAACTTTCTAATAATGTTTCAGTAGGTACATTAAAGGTTATGCCGAAATCTTGTAACTCATCTATTAAAATTTCATAACAACGTTTCAAAATATCTTCTATAGTGAAATCTCTAGCAGAGAAATCTTCTTTATATTCTTCATTATCTAAATATGTAGCGACATTTTCAGAAACAGTTCTCATGTCTGCTATCTGCTCTTCTGGTTTTAATCTTAAATTCATATTAATAACTCCGTCATGCAGTGAACTATAGCATCGTTAAAATAGATTTCATATTTTTGATTACGGTAGTATGGTTGTAGGATAATATTCTATAGAGACTTTTAGAGTTTAAAGTCTTGGAGCATTTTGACGCGTCAAAATGTTTACGTATGTTTTTAAAAAAGGAATTTTTATTATGGCTGTAATCGTTGGAAGTGCTAAGAAAAAGAATACCCTAAAGGGTTACGTACAAGCTACTGGTTTTACATCTGCAGAAGCAGCTACTTATGCTAATGAAGTTTTACCTGCAGGTATGACTTTATTCAGTACCGATGATGGCAAGATCTACTTCACCGATGGCAAGACTAAGTTCTCTGAGTTAAAGCCTATCGTTGATCCTTCTATCACCGTATTAAGTGCTGCAGAGCGTGGTGCTTTAAGCACAGCTTTTGCTACTGGCGTATATAAGGCTGCTGAGGGCGGTGTTCTTGTAGCTGGTGCTGATGGCAAGTTAGCTGATACTTCTTTAAATCTAATCGACAGTGATGGTAAGGTTAAAGATTCTTACCTAAAGATGGTTGGTGAAGATGGTAAGATCGGTCTTGACTATTTACCTGACTCAGTACGTGTTCACGTTCGTATGCTTGCTACATACAGTGATTTAGATTCTGCAACAGAAGAGGATAAGAAGGGTCTAGTATATGTAGCTGATGCATCTGGTGATCCTACCGTTGCTGCTGGTTGGGCTGAGTACTTATGGAAGGATGAGGCTTGGGTCAAGGTAGCTGAGGGTGAGTCTTTAGATGTTGATGTATCATCATTCATCACTCACGACACTGTTGAGGCTCAGGGCGCTGTTATGTATGATCACCCTGTTGTTCTTGGTGGTCTTACCCTTACCGAGGTTTCTAACCTAGGTAAAGGTGAATAATATTTAACTCCGTTTTGAAGTAAAATATTAATGAAGTAAGGAACCCTTACCAATAAGGTAGGGTTCCTTATCGACATATTTTTTATTTTTAAGGTTAGTATGCTTGAGGGAATTGTCACAGTCATACTCTCAGCAATTACGGCTGCTTTGGGCTTTATGATTGTAAGGTGGCTAAGTTCCGTAGATCGAAAACTGCACGAATTAGATGAAACTAACAAAATTCTTTCAGATGAATTAAATAAATTACGTGCTGATATTATTGGAAGAAAAGAATTTTTCAATGAAATTAGAGACATTCATAAAAGCAATGAAGCATATGGACGACGTATAGATACTATCGAAAATAGAATCTTCAACATCATCACGGATTACAATAAGTTAACAAAAATCATCAGCGCATATGCTAGAAAGATGGTGAATAGAAATGACAAAACCAAAAACTGAACTTATCGATACAATTGTTGATGGATTGTATTCTAGAGATGTAAATCTTTTTGCATTGGCGTTACGTGCAATGACAGAGGACGAAGCTAGTGAAATTATCGAATCTGCAAAACGGGAAACAGAAATAGATATCAAATCATCTGACATATGGTCTTCATTGACACCAACACAAATAGATGAGCTCCAAAAGTTTGAAACTAATCATCGTACATATTTACTCTCTATTATAGAGAAGAAATATGAGAATGATTGTATGCTACTTAAAAAAGTAAATCAACAAGATAAAGATTCATCGTTTAGACGTAAATTGGCTGTAGGTATGTTGATTTATTCATGCGTATTTTTATGCATGATAGTGTGGATACCTATTCCGGAATCCCAGAATAGGTACGTAGATTACATTTTAGGTTTTTTAACAGGCACAGTTGTTACGACAGTGATCAACTATTTCTACGGAACTAGTTCGAAAACAGAAAAACAAGATGCATCGATTTCAGATGAAACCGAAACAAAAAATAATGATCAATCTTAATTCTAATCTACTCTCAGTTACCTGAGAGTAGCATTACTTAAATTCTTTTCTATTCCTTATATCCTTCTTAACTCCATTCTCATTAGCTATTTTGCACATGGCTGCATAAGCTAATTCATCACATCTATGATTATAAACATTACCACCTTTATCAGATTTGGCATGACCTTTTACCCAGTGTGGATGAATAGTGTGTATTTTCTTCAATTTAAGTAATTCTTTAATTAAATCTGCATTAGCTGGTGTGTCACCGGTTCTAGTTTTAAATTTACCAGTTTTCCATACAGTTGATAGATTTACTAAAGTTGTAATTACATAAGCTGAATCCGTATACAGACTAATTTCACAACCTTGAATCAAAGCTTTTAGAGCCTCGATGAGAGCCATCAACTCCATTCTGTTATTTGTGGTTTCTTTAGCTCCTCCACTCAATTCAAGTTTCTGACCCATCCACATCAATATGCAGGCCCAACCACCAAATCCGGTGCTTTGTCCACGTGCATAACTACATGAACCATCGGTGAAGATGGTTACCTTGGATGTCATACTTCCCACGTTACCTCCCAATATATAAGTTGCTCTACATTCATAGAGCAACTATTAGACATTTACTTTATTTTATTTAACAATTTAGCCATACGACCAGATGCAGCTATAACCGCATGATGAGATATCAATAGTTCCTTCATATCTGCTATGTTTACAGTTACACATATAGGTAAAATACATCTCATTTCACCTACTGGTATAAGTGTAAATTTCTCACCATCGATATCTACGATCTGGAATACTAAGGTTAAATGTTCTGGTCTGACCATCTCCCAAGAGAATGGTGAATCTTTAAATTTATTCAACGCAGGTGTCAAGGTTTCTTGACCTACAGTTGTGATAATTAAATCATCACTGAAATCTATGAGAGAAGGTTCCTCACCTAACCAAGTATCAAATTGATCAGGACTAATTGGAATCATGCCGTCTGGACCATCAACAGCTATCCTACCTAAAGCACTAAATGTGTGATAAGCACATAAAGTTACCCATAAAGGAAGATTCTTTCTTATGAATAAACCCTTAGTAGATGTATCTGAATCATCGTAATTTTCTTCATTACCAACAAATACATCTTCAGTACGAATTGCTGGTACATTTTTGATATACTCTGAATCTGCTTTTTCAGTTACTCCAATGTATGGACAATTGTAGATTAATTTATTTACAGATTCGATTACAGTGTGAAAGATTTCAGTTTCAGTATAAACACCCAAACAATCATAATCTTCCATATGATCAAACTTCCAGACATAGTGGTTGTCCTTATAATTCACATAACGATTCACTATGCTTAATTGATCTGCATATATATTCATTTTAACTCCTAAAGACAATAAAAAATCATCTACGTAAGTTACCCTACGTAGATGATAAAGTCACGCGAAATGACTAGATGGAGACAACCAACCAACGGTGTGCTAGGTAGCGGAACCACAAACTACCTATCTTTTATTAATAAAAGAGTCACATTCATTAGTCGAAATCTAGTCAACTCATATTAGCGAGTAAATCACAGTTTACTCAAGTAGATAATATATATTTAATTCATACTTGAATCAAAGTGTATGCTGTCTAGCTTCTTCACCAGCTGCCTTACTTACCCATCCATACATATCTGAGAATAAAACATTTTGTTTTGGATTAGCACCAACAGTTATACCTAAACTGGACAAAATTAAATATAAAGGTCTAGTGTTAGCCCAAATAACAGCTTTATAATTAGTTACTTTACGCAATTCCTCAGGAATCTGATTAGTAAATGGATTGATAGGTATACGTGTAATTTTCTTATTAGGATTCTTATCTAAAAAATCATTAAACTTTTTAGATACATTTGGTGAATGTTCTTCTAACCAATGACGATAACTATAAGTATAAATATCGTTTAATGGTAAAACATAACACTTAGTTGGAACAGCAATGTTACCATATTTTTCACCAAATACTTGTTCCCAGAACATAAAGTTAAAGTAGATAGTTCTATCTGCATCTTTATATTCATCTTCATTCTTTACTGGTTCAATAGTTAAAAATTCTGTAGAACCTGAATAAAGACTATCAAAAATCATACGTTCAAACTGTAAAACATAAGTCAGCAATACACTACCTTTTACTCTTTTGTGTTTATAAATACCTGTTACTAATTCTTCAATGAACCAATTAACATAATTTAAAACACTCTTACTAAAATTAGAACCTCTTAATCCTACTCCCTTTACATCTAATCTAGGTTTACTATAAACAACACCTTCCTGAATTGCTAATAACGCCATATAGTGTTTTTTCAATGGAGTTAAAACTTCTACTGGCATCATGAATTCATTCTTCATTGATAAAATGAATAACTGTTCATTAATAGCACCTAAAATCTTACTCAAATAAAACAAAATATTAGCATTAGCTTTCGATAACCAGTACACCACTAATGCATTTAAATGAAATGCTGGTTCATCCAATCTCAATTCGTTAAAATACCATTCAATCCAACTTCTAGTAGTGAAAATAATAGAATCTGTATCAGAAGTACCTACGGTATCTCTGAACATAGTTTTTAATTCACCTACATAACCTATACCTACGTCGTGTTGCATGAATAGATCGAATAATTCTTGCATCTGATCTAAACATTTTTGCATGTGTAAACCACAGGTAGATAGATGTTTACCTATCTCTGGATATTTCTCACAAGTTTCTGGAATTGAAATAGGATTACCTTTAGCATTTAACGGTATCTCACGATTATGAATAGTTGCAACTACAGTTGATAGATCACCATCTAACTTTAAAATAGATTTAGGATCAACATTTTCATCAGTACCAGGGTCATGAAAGAATTCTTTAATCCAAGGTCTCCATACATCTGGATTATTTTGAACTAAATGTTTCATATTAGACATATAAAACACAAAATCTTTCTTACCTTGATCTAAACTATCTATCAATTTATAAATTTCAGGATGTTCAGATTCAAACTGATAACGATGTAAACAACCTACTAAAAAATTATAGATCTCATCTGTATTAGGTTCATGAATTTTATATTTTTGACATATAGAGGTAACTTTATTACTATCTGGACCTAATTTTTCACAACTGATGATGTGATTGATTAACTGTTCTTCATTTTTAAAATAAAAATTACTTTCTAGAAATCTTTCAGCATGTGCATAACTATTCATGATACAGTATCTAGAAATACTAGTGATACTGTTACAATTAGATTTACTACTTAAAAAATTATGAGCAGAACCAGTAGCACCATACATACTGTTCATCACAATTTTAATTAAAGTTTGTAAATTCTTATGAAATTGTTCCATAGCTTTATTGCCATTACGTTGACCTTCAGCCATCAATTTCTTTTCTTTCTTACGTTGTTTCTTACGAATACCAATCATACTTCCTAAGAAGGATTTACATTTATCGGTAGTTTCGTAAAAAGTACCAAATGGACTTGTAATCTTATCACGATATTGATTTATGACACTTAGTAAATCTTCATCTTTAAAGAAAGTTAAATTTCCATAACTGTGATAATCTTTAGTAAATTCATCCTGACAAGATCTAACAATTTTACAAGTAGGCCACAACATGTGGTCTCTATCTCGTTTGATATCTTCTTCTTCACCACTATGAATACTATTGGCTCTACGATTTTTTAATTCTTTGAACCAATTCTGCATATAGTTGGTTACCCATTTGTAAATTTTCTTTTCATCTATCTCTGGATGCTGAGATTTAATCCATGTAGTAAGATTCTCAGCATAACAGGCTAAAATTCCTTCACGATAGATAGGTTCACTGTGTGCGACAAGTGACATATTTAAAACCCTCTTATCTATATTTCAACTATTTCATTAATCTGATTGAAAAAGAAAGTATAAAGATAATAATAACGATTTCTAGCATTGTATGCAAGCATTAGATCTGAACGTAGCTACTCAGATCAATTTTTATTTTTAAACCTTTAAAGGAATTATATCAATGGATAATATCGTTACACGTCAGCTAGATGACGAATATGAGCTGGCTCAACTTAATCCTGTTTATTCACAGACTGCAGATGGACAGGCAGAAGCACAGTCTCAGTCTAAGAAATTAGATGAAATGCCTGAAACTGTCAATATGAAGTTTCGTAAGGCAGTATTTGAAGCAATCGTAGACGACTTAGTAGAGACTAAGATTGAACAGATTGAAGAGCAGCAACTTGCTCAGAATCCAAATACCGATGAGCAGCCTATAGTAGTAGATGCTAAAGAAGTTGAAGCTGAAGTTGCACCTGTAGTAGATAAAGCTATCGCTATGCATAAAGTTCCTTCTTCTATGCGTAATAAGATTCCAGCTATGATCGCTAAGCATTTACGTACTCGTAATCCTTATTATGGGTTATTAAGTAAGGTAGCACGATTTGCTGCTGAAGAAGTAGTAAGTGTTCAGGAAGATACTGCTACTGCAGATTTAGATACTAAGCCAGCAGATACTGGTGTAAATATCGCTACTGATGAACCTGTAGTTCCTACTGGTGATTCAACTCAGGATCCAAATGCAGCTACACCATTCATTGAAAATACTAAGTCTAACGACATGTTTGCTAGATGGATGCTTGGAACTGATTCTGGTCTTGCTCCAGCAGATAATAATGAAGAAGTAGTTGGTGCTGATGGTGAGGTAATTTTACCTAAGGTAGAAACCGAGCCTGTAGCAGAACCAGTTGAGAATGGTGAACCTCTGGGTGATCCTGCTGGTGAATCTTGCAGAAAGATGTCTTTACGTGATCGTAGAAGACAGTGGTTCATGGAAGATGAGACTGTTGCAAGTGATTCAGCTGAAGCTGTTGGTAATGATACAGTAGGTACTGAGCAGACTGATAACCAACCAGCAGATGTTGGTACTTCTATTGAAGAGGAAGTAGTTAAAGTAACTGATTGTAGTTGTCAGAATACTGAGAATAGTGTTCCTACAGTACAGACTGATGCTCTTAAGTATTTAGCTGCTTCATGCATCAATCAGCGTAAAGCTACTGCATTAGTTTCACGTAACTTAACTGGTGTTTTAACTTCAAAGGCATTAAGTGATTTACGTAACTGTCTACCTGGTTGGTATAAGAAGAAATATAATTTAAAATAGTTATATAAATTAATCTCAGTTACCTTCGTTACTGAAGGTAACTGAGTGTATTTTGATTTTTCGTTAGCTTTATATACAGTTTATTAATTGATGGAGATTTATTTATTATGTCAAATCCTTCACAGAAAAAGTTAGCACAGAAAGCTGCTAAACGCAAAGCACACAACAAGCTGATTAGATTACGAGGTGAAGCTGCACGTCGTGCTAAGCAGTCTGAAGAACATACTAGACAGAAACGTCTAACTTGCAAAGATATGATTTCTGATTTCTTATACCAGGCTACTGAATTTAAATCAGGTGTTGATGATATCAATAAGATTTGTGATGGTCGTATCGAACAGATCAATCATTTAAAGAAAATTAACCCTGATAGATTCATCGGACTTACAACTTCTAGATTTGAGTCACTTAAGGAAACTTTAAAACCACTTAATGATTTAGTTAAGACTATGATGGTTGCTGTTGCTGAAATCGAAGCTGCTCAGAAAAACAATGATCTAGCAAGTGAAATGAAGTCACTGACTAAGATGATGGATCAGTATGGTACTATGAATGAGCAGTTTGCACGTATTCAGACAGCACTGATTGATGCTAACGCTCAGTTTGATAAAGAAATCAATAGAGAAGATGTTAAGATTGAACAGCAGGTAGATGAATTATTCGATGCTCCTACTCCAGTAGAAGAGGATCCTGAAGTTAAAACTAACTAACTTTTATTACTAATTTAAACATTATCTGCTGTACATTAGACGTACAGCAGATTCTTTATCTATTTGATACATCTGTTGAGGAAATTATTTCAAATGAAGAAAGTTGTATCTGGAGATAAAATCTTTGTCGAAACATGTAAAATGTATCTTTCTTCTCTTTCTGCTAGAGCTTGTCAATATGGATATTTGAATGTTGCACCTGGTAGAATTATATTATCAAATTCAACTTCTATACCTAAAGAACATGGTGATAGAATTATGGATTTTGGTATAGGTGAATTAGGATTACATTTTTTATATTTTAAAGATAAAGAATTTTTAATTAAATTAAAAGAATTTTTAAAAATACCTAGTGATAAATGTTATTGTCTGTTAGTATCGAATTTGGTATCAATTTTAAATAAGATTAAATTTGATAAACTAGAATCGTTCATAACAGAAAAAGGATATCACGTTTTAACTGCACAAGGTGCTACTGAATTTACTGGTAAAGATATTGTAGCTTTTCCTATTTATAATTTTCATATAGAAAAGAATTTATTCGATTATTGGAATTATGTTCAAACTATAGGAAATGAGGAACATAGAGCAGAATTTCCATTTTATGAATTCGATTTACCAGTAGATCCAAATATAGTAAAACGTATATATTTTTATAGTTTTGATTTAAAAGATTTTGCAAAGTCTAATGGTGAGAAAATCGTAACAGAATCTCAACCTATGCGAATGATGGCAATAGATGGAATATCTAATCCTTCTTTACAGGAATTTGTGAAAAAATTATCAGAACCATATACAATTAAATGTTATCTATGGGCGTTGTCTAATTCTTATGTGTTGTCAGTTATTAAATTCGACAATGCTGTAGCACAGGTAATTTCTTATAGACCTAATTTATTAGCATTAAGATTACCTAAGTCAACTATTATTGAGACTAGAGAGTCATTAACCGGTATGATGGAGAATATCAATGAATAACGATATGAATTTCAATAACAATAAGAATGATGGATTTGCTATACCATCAGCACCTCAGTATGAGGGTTATGAAAATAATTATAATGAGCAGCGTTTAGATGAATCAGTAAAAGAAACAGGTGTTGATGAATCAAAAGCTGAGCAGCAGCCAGAAGAAAAATCAGTACCTAATCAGTATGTTGAGATGAATGATGCTCCTATGGATAATGACCCTGAGACTACAGCTGACGATGATGTTGATATCGGTGAGCTAGTTAAGCAGACTTTTGAAGATGTTGCTGAGAAAGGTACTACTAAGAACTTAGAGAAGATGGGTCTTTCATTACCTACTGCTAAAGTAGAGAAAATGGTTGAGGTCCAGAATAAAGAAGCTATTCGTAATCGTGCTAAGTTAAATGAAGCTCTAGAAGATTTAACTTCACCTCTTCAGACTATTCATGGTTCTATCGATATGCTGAATGATGCTTCTGACTTATTACAGACAGCAATCAAGAAGATTGAGAATCCTAAAGAAGTCTTAAAGGAGAGACGTTATAAGGGTGTAGGTGATGGTTCAGCTAACGTATTTAGAAAATATGGTAAAGAAGAACCTACACAGTTAACTGGTCACGATGCATATATGGCTTTCTCTGCCCTAACTGGTGGATTATGGAAAGTATATCTATGGAATTCAGGTATCACTGTTACTTTACGTGGTATCCCTATGGATGTATTAAATTCATATCTACGTGAGTTAGACGATGAAGGTTATGAGTACGGTAGACGTTTTGGTGCATTCTACTATTACTTCTCAGACTTAGCTATCGTAGAACACATCATCGATAAGATTTTACGTGTTGCTATTTGTGGTTCTTCTTATTCAGCTGAGAATAATGATCAATACTTCAATAAGTTACTACGTGTAATCTCATGGCAGGATTTCCATACTTTATTGTGGGCTATGGGAGCTATGATGCATCCTAATGGTATTAAGATTAGTTATGCTTGTGGTGAGTGTGGTCATATTGAAGAAGCTGTTTCAGATCTATCTAAATTACATTTGTTAAATACTTCTTTAATCAATGATGACATGGTTGAACATTTCAGAAAACCTAAGCACACTGATACTGACCTTGAAGCTTATCGTGAAAATCTCAATATGAAGAAGAAGATCAAGTTCAAGTTTGAAGATGGTGTAGTAACTAAAGAATATGAATTTACTCTACGTCAGTGTTCAATTTACGAATACCGTTCTGTAGCACGTGATTTCAATGCTGAGTTACGTAAGAAGATTGATGTAACTAACTATGAAGAAGTATCTTCTTATATGCAGTTCAATGTTCTTAGATGCTTTAAACCTTGGATTGATTCAGTATCATTAAAAGTAGTTCGTGGCACTGATAATGAGATTTCCAATATTTCCACAGTTTATGAACCAGACAATCCTGATTCTGTAAAAGCTATGGATGCTATTTTAGATGAAATCAATGTGATGTATCCTAAGTTTGCAGATATGATGAAGGATTATATCACCTCTACTCAGATTTCTAAGATTGCTTTCTACTATCCTGAGTGCACTAAGTGTCATGCTGTTCCTGAATTAAGTAATGAAGGTTATTTAGCTTACGACCCTATGTATACTTTTTTTATCCTAGCTCTCAGAAAGAGATTTCGTCGTTCTGTAGAGACCATATAGAAGATTATTTAAAAGGTCTGAATAATGCTTATAAGAAGATGATTGAAAACAACATTGAAGGAATAACAAGATTTAAGATTATTTCAGATTTCAATAGTTGGTTTTTAAATCAAGCTTGGTATAAGAAGCAAACTAAGCATCCGTTTGGTTTGCAATATGAAAGTAATCGTGAGTTTGATAACTATTTAGAAGAAGATGTACTTTATATGTGCATGCAAACCGATATAGTTAAACAACTAGGTTTATCTTTCATAGATTTAATGAAATTAGACTACGCTACTTATTCTAGGATAAGAGACGTAGTCTTTAAAGAAGTTAAACGTAAGCATGAACAGACTGAAAAGTTACAAAAAGAAACTGAAGCTAAACAACAAGAAATTATTGGAGATTTAAATGGAAAGCGCAACTAATCAGATGTTAGATACTGCTAATAGAGCTATCGTTGATACTAATTTAGATTTAACTAATATAGTAGATTTAACAGATGAGAAAAGCAGAAAACTAGTATGTGAATCACTAGATAAGTGTGTTAAGATTTTAGAAGCACATTGTGGTCCACATGCAGGATACGCTATGCTAGTAAATAACTATAGAGCATCAGCTATATTTGAACCTAATGTTTTTACTAGAGATGGTATCAAGACATTAACTGCTGTAGAATTTATGTCACCACTACAGAAGTACATTCAAGAATTATTGACTTATATCGGTGGTAGAGTAGATGACAAAGCTAAAGATGGTACTACTACATCTATGCTTTTTGCAGCTAAGTTGATTACTAAATTACTGGAATCAGACAACACTGTAGGTTTAAAATCTATGTCTATTTTCCATGTTAATTTAATATTTAGAACTATCTTCAAAGAGTTAAATGAAGTACTTCATGCATTTAGTTTTGATATTGCAAAATTACTTAATAAGAAAGAAGAAGATTTAACTGAAGAAGAGAAAACTAAATGTGCTGGTAAGATAGCATTTATTCAGGCTTTATCTTCATCTGGTGGTAATGTTGAATTAGCTCAAGCCATGAAGAAGATTTTTGAAAACTCTCCTTCTATCTCTTGGGATTCTCTTTCTTTTAGAACATCTCGATTAGAAAATGGTTCAGAGTGGAATGTAGAAGTTCCTGATTACGATTATCAGCTACCTTGTATCGTTGAAACACGTGGTGTGCTTAATAGTGCAGGCAATTCTGAATTATTGTTAGAGAATCCTCACGTTATTGTTTCTACTATGGGACTCAATGACGGCAATATGGATTCTGAGATCATCTGTAATTATTTAGAGAGTTCTGTTAGTGATGATTATAGTTTAATCATCATTACACCTAACATCAGTGGTAGAATTGTTCAAGTAATTGATCAGTTAAATCAGATTCGTAAGAATAAGATTATTGCAATTATCCATACTCCAGGTGCTAGATTAAATGGTCAAGCTTATAACTGGGATTTAGATGTTTTAGCTGCTATTTCAGGTATTAAGCCTATCGATAATAGTAGAGAACTCTACATGATTAACAATATTAAAGAAGTTGAATCATTTGTTCCTACTAAAGTTCTATGGCGAAATAATAACTTATTCTTCTATGGTGTAATTAAAAATGTAGAAGAGAATTGTAAGGTAAATCCTTATTACCTACATCCTGAAACTGCTACTGAATGTTATCGTTCTACATTAGCAACATGTCAGCGTATGCTTGAGGATAACAGAAATGGTCATATGCATAATGAATCTCTACATAAAGTATTCACTGAAGCACTTAATGATTTAATCTGCGTACGTCGTCCTTTCCTTCGTTTAGGTGGTGGTGTGCATGACCAGGTAGCTAATATGGAAGTAGCTAACGATGTCTTGGGTGCTATACAGTCATCATTAAAACATGGATTCTTAGTAGGTGGACCATTAGCATTATCTAACGTAGTATTAAGAGTTTATAGTTCTTATAGTGATAAAGCTGGGAAAGCTACTTCAGATGAATTAAAAGAAGTATATAATTTTGCAGCTAACATTTTAAAGCAAATCTATAACACTGTCTTAGATATCGTAGAAGTAGTTTATGAAGAAAAATGTACTGCTGGTTCTGTGTTAATGTCTGGTGAACTAACACTAGATCACGAGAAATACATCAATGCCTTAGATAGTGAGCACAAGATTCGTACTTTATCTGACTATTTAAATAAGATGGATAAAATCGATGATGACATTTTGAACCTCTCCACAGAGGGTATGGAATTGGGTACACAATATCCAGTTTTCCAACCTATCGATATTACAAAGGAATTATTGAAGAGAACTCAGGAGTTATTACTCAAGTTCGCTATCACTAATAAGATTGTAGTAGCTGGTGGTGTGGTTGCTGGCAAACTTGCTAAGCAGGAGGATTGATGAGTGCAATCGTTGACCCAAATACATTAACTATTGGACAGACTATTAGATTTAAATCTATCAGTGTTCACGATAATGTATATTGGACTGGAACTATATCTGGCAAAGTTACTTATGATATCGCTAGAGCTATTGAAGATGTTGATACTTATTACTTAGATGTGAAAAAGTATAACGCTGATCTAGCTTCTAAAGAATCTTTAACTTATTTAGTATTACGAGTTAAAGAGAACAATACTCAAGTAGTAACTAGAGTCTTTGCAGTTGAATGGATGGATTTAGCTACTTTAGAGATAGTTGATACTGATGCATCTGTAACCATTAAGGTTTATGATGTAACAGACTCTATAGCTAAGGAAATACTAGGTACTATCCAAGCTATGGGCTATAATGCTGAAATAGTTGATAATTAAACAAAAAAAAATAAACTACTCAAAGTCATTACGACTTTGAGTAGTATTAAACTCTTATTCTATTTTATTTAAAGAATACTTCACCTGCTCTAGACCTAGTTTGTTCGAAGGTACCGAGGTGACGAGTCTTAAGCTGTGAGTCGTATGAAACATATATCTTCTCTCCTGTAGGAGTCCCATTTAGGTACTCATCAAACTCGAGTTCCATCCACCCGAAGAGGTCTGTAGATGCTGTTACTTTTCTCAATAACCCTGTCCTACCTTTCTCCTTAAATTCCATTGTGATGTTGTCTTTTTCTGAGAAATCTACATGGTGTGGTTCATCCCATCTCTTGTCTTTACCAGTTTCTTCCACAACCGATACTACATTTTCTAATGGATATTCTTTCCATTTCCACATAGTTTGAATAAACTTATCAAAACGTAAATGTTTTGTTGGTGTTTCTATTACAATTTGTCCCAGATCTTTCAAAACATTTTCCATCCACTCTTCAGAATGAAATTCAGCTTCATTCCTTGTCATGAATTCGATATACTCACGTAACCTAGGAATCATTACTCCTGAATTATGTGATTGATTGAGCAAGCGGCGTACCTTGATGCATGCTCTATAATTTAAATAACATGATCTTTTCATTTTATTTTCCTTATTTTAATTGCAATTAAAATATGGATATTCTTATCCATATCAATCAGATAATATATATGTGATGATGTGCTGAATTTTATCAAAAAAATAACTACTCAAAGTCGTAATGACTTTGAGTAGAACTTGACTATGAATCACTTAGATTCTTCCGATTCATTCTCATCGGTTTTAGAATCAGTTTGAGGTTCGTCTTCTTTGCTGCTAGAGAACTCTTTATTTTTCCAGCTTTCATACTGCTTTTTAATAGCAGTAATAGCGTCGTCATCACCGATCGTGAACATAATTTTGATCATGTCCTTACGGCACTGAGATGTAAACTTAATTCCAACTTCTTTACCAGCTGCTTTGATTAACGAAGCTGGCATATTGGAATCAATAATCTCATCCATTAACTCAGCATTATCAGAGAGATTGTCTTTTGTTGAATGTTTAAACATATCATCAAACATAGTTCTCATTTGGTCCCATTTGGGTGTAGAATCAGCGACAACTTTCTTAGTAAAGAGCTTCTTACCTAACCAGATTAATCCAACTAAACAAGCACCGGCACCAGCACCAAGACCAGCAGATTTTAAATCAATATCCATAATAAAACTCCATTAGATTTATTTGTAACCAAAATTCAGATAGAAATAATTCTATCTATATCAAGCAAATAATGTATATATGAAATGTGTTTAATTTCATATGAAGAGACAGGGCTCAACCCCATCTCTTCTTTAAAGAATAAAATGAAAAAAAAATAAAGGTATAGAACTCTGGATGTAAGTCCAGAGTTCTATATGAGTATTTAAATTAAGCTTTTGCTTCAGATTCTGTTTCTGTTGCAGGTGCTACACCTTCGACCGCAATCACATAGTTCTTATTGTTAAAGTTCAATGTGACTTTACCAGTACCGGTACCTAAGGCAATTTTAGCTGTTGCAAGCTTAGTATTTACCTCTTCAAGGGTACCCATCAGGTTACGTGTTTTACCAGATGCGATGTCTGAACCAGATGCTAAGTCAGTGATGGAACATCCAGCACAAGCTAATGAAGCTGTGATTTTAGATGAAGCATCACCAGTGAATTCTACACCTAAAGCAACCTTGTCACCAGCGGTACCTGTAATAGTCTCTGATGCAATTACAACTTCAGTTGGTGTACTCTGAGCTACTGCTTTATCAGTCTCTTTAGGAGTCTGAGCTACTGGAGCTGCATCGACAACTTCTTCTTCTGTGTCACCTTCTTCAGGAATAGTTACATCTAAAGCAATGTTCTTTCTAATCTTAGTCTTATTGTTGTTGTAAATTAATTCAACACCAATGAAGGCATTAGCTTTAACTGGTCTAACTTCCAGTTTAGCAATTTCAGCATTGATATTCTCAGGAACACCACCACTAGATCTAGTCTGACCTTCCTTAATAGGGAATAAGAAAGATTTAAATCCAGCAATCTCACATCCAAATGGAGCGATACGTAATTCCATGATCTTACCGTCAGCATCTTTTACTGAAATAGCAGGATCTACTTTAGCGTATTCATTTAATTTAGCAGCAAGAGTTTCTGGTACTGTCACTTCTGGGATACTTACTTTGGCTGCAGCAGTGATAGAAAGTTTTACTTCAGTTTTACTTACACTATTAACCTTACCTGCTTTATCGTCTACAGTAATTTCAATCTTACCAGATTTAGCATCGGTAGATACGAAATGAATCTGTTTCAATAATTTATTTAAAGCAGTCTTATTACCAGTAGCCTGATATGTAGCATTTGGAGAACATAAGTTTACATCTCCAATACCTAAAATGTAACCACCGGTAGGTTTAACAGTTAATACTAATTGTCTATCATAAACATCTTTAATCTGAACACGAGAAGTTACACTAGCTGGAACTAATTCAGTTACAGTCTGTAATGCAGATTCGTTATTGATTAAAGTAGGACCGATATGTGGAGGAACTACAATAGCTGGTTGATGATTCTTATCATACAGATATGCACATTCATTATCCACATCGATAGCTAAAAACTTACTTGCTTCAACATAAATATCACGCTTAGATTTTACATAGATGATCTTAAATACCTGATTAGCATTCTTGAGACCTAAGAAATCAGCAATAGCCTTATATGAGCAATGAGTTGAAAGTTTAATTGCATATAAAGCATTAGCGATACTTAAAGTTTTGTCATTACGTAGTGGTTTGATGATGTATCTGTAGTTATCAGCATCTAAAGTTACTGTATATTTTCCGTGAGTATATTTTTCTAACATTTGACACCTGCATAGGTTTGGCATAAACTAATATTTTTACCCGGGGGCACCTAGAACTTTGGATTCGCAGTGCCGAGCACAAGTGGTACTGCAGCACAACTTCTCAGACATGCCTAAAAAGTCGGATGCCGCTATTACATATTCAAGCGCTGCTTACCCTTTATATAAGTTATCCATGAAGATTTTAAATCTACTTGGAACTTTGATTTCTGGTAAGTTCATTTCCCACTTATAGCAATCTAATCTCTGTGGATATAATCCAGGATGAGATGATAAGAAATACTTTTTATTTTTATCGATTTGTGGTTGAAATGCCCATCCTAGTAATTGATTGATAGGGAACCATTGATAACCGTTAGTAGTTTCTAATTTCACCCATGGATATGGAAATGCTCTATCTAGATAAACTAAAGGTAAATAGTTCTTAGTAACTTTACCTGATTTATTACGAAAAAATTTATATCGATTAAATACAGTACCGTTATTTATAATGAAATAATCTTTAGCACCAATAAAATCTAATAACACAGCTTTATGAAATCCATAAAAAGCATTAGTCGTCATTTCACTTCGTGACGTAGAATGAATATTATTTATAATCGAAGACATACTCTTATCCTTTATAAATTAACAATTTTATTTCCTATCATTATAGTAAAATTAATAAGTTGTGGAGAATAGTAATGAAAAGAATCAATATGTGTGGAAATGAAGATATATTGAAAAGTGAAGCGATATGCGTACCGATAGATATCGATAGCAACTTATTAGTAGAAATAGATGTTCCAATATGGATGAGAGAACGTCTGTTCAATATGAGTGGATTAAATATGTTAGAACCTGGAAAAACTGTTTCTTTATTTGGAGAAGATAAAGAATATGTTTTCATGGTGATTAAACGTCATTTGGATTATTGTTTACTGTCAGATGTTGAATTGAGTATTTATAGTTTGAAAAAAATAAAACATTTTAAATCCATATCAGTACCTTTCTTTAAAATACAAAATGTAAACGAAATGTCTATAGTTGCTTGGTACAATAACGCATTGGATCCTAATACTGAAATGAATATGTATCCTTGTCCATTGTAGAAATAAATACTCAAAGTCGTAATGACTTTGAGTAGTAATAAATTTTGTTTATTCTTTATCAGTACAGAGATAACGGAGTCGCATAAGAGCATCGTAGAAGACGCGAATCTCATTTCCTGTAGGAAACCCGTCTATATATTCATCAAGTGTAAGTATTAACACATGTGGTGAATGCACATTCACTATTGCTGTTCTTAGCAAACCTATGTGATCTTTTTCTTTGAACTCCATCGTTATGTTATCTTTTTGTGTGAAAGATACACCAGTTTGATACCACAAACCATCAGAGCTTTGTTTCGCTTTTTTCACAGCAGCTTCTATTTTTGTTACTACTTTTTCTAGAGGGTAGAGCTCTGACTTCCATCTAGCCTCCATGAACTTTTCATATCGCAAACGTTTTGTTGGGACCTCGATAATAATTTTTTCTAAGTCTTTTAAAACGTTTTGCATCCACTCTTCATCGTGGAAATCAGCTTCATGCTTTATTTTAGCTCTAACATAATCAGATAAACCAGGAGCCAGTGCGCCTAAATCATGTGAATAATCGACCATTCGTCGTATCCTGCCGGTACTATATTCATCTGTTGCAGAATACTTTTTAATAAGGTCACTTGTTGTTGGTGAAAATTCTACATAATGTACATGTGACGTTTTCTTCATAATCATTTCCTTTAATTGTATTCACATTCATTTGTGTACAGAATCGTTCATATCGATTAAATGATATGTTTACAAAATCATATCGAATTAAAAAAAAATAATAAATTGCAAAAGAGATGATTTACTATATGTAGTTAGGATGGCTTTATGGGCCACCCTAACTATGTTAGATTATGAATATTTAAATTTATCTGACCAGTAGTACAGAGAATTATTTCTCATAGCATCAACTTGGTTGTTAAGCAGATCTAGATCCTTCTGTAAATTACCATCTTTCAGTAATGAATAAATTCCAGTAGGAGTTAGATTGAACCAAATCTTTGATAGAGTTTCACGTGCACCTCTAGACCAAAATTGTGCATCTTCTGCTTTCTTTATTTGTTCATTCAATTTATCGATCTTATTGAGGTAAGCATTGATAATTGTTGGAGGAACATCAGTATTGTTTCTAAAGAATGCATAAGTATCTTCACGTATGCGTTCTATACGTCTAACATCATCTTCATAAATGTTGTCGAGTAATGGAGGAGCGCATAAGACACTTGGTAAACTGAGAAACTTAGAAGCTATCTCACACAAAGATAAAAACCAAGTAGAATGACGTAACTTCTCGTCATCAAACATCATTGAGTAGTTTTTAAATGCATAATTTAATTTGTTGAGAGCAGATGCTAATTCTGGACCATAACCTTGATGCGCAGCATAATCATCCGCCCAACGTTCAATTAAAAATAATTGACTATAACCACTTCCACGGTCTGTAGTTTTACCAGACGTAGAAATTGATCTGTTGTTAGCTAAATTAACTAATGAAGCACACAGATAGTTGATCAGAGTTGTCGATAAACCAATTGTTAAACTTATCATGCAACGAGTTAGAATAATTTTTACGATAATAGCTACAAATGCTATAAGCTCAAAAATCAATGACTGCATCGAAGCTGCGTCGTTGCTTGTTATTTTCATCAATTCTAATTTATCTATAGCTGCAGAGATGAATTTTATGTTTTTAGATAATTTCGTATTCTGCTGTGTATTTGGTAACATTACCGCAACTTTTTTAATTTTATTGAGAATCTTTTTATGCTCATCAATAAAACTATCCATATATTTTGGATCATTACGTAATTTTTCACTATCGACAATGTGGATATTTTCATGTATACGATTGGCAGTTGCAAACATATCAAAGGAATGCTCTACCAATGTCATCATGTGACCGATTTCGTGGAGCATGATAGCAGTTATTTCATCAGCAGTAGGAGTTGCTTGTTCTTTGTCGACTCTATCTGCAAAAAGATATTTAGCCATGAACGCAAATTCCATATCAAAATGGATATTGACGTGGATGACGTGTTTATTGCCTTTGCCATATTTGTTAGATTTTAATTTACCTTTATTTAAATCCAATAAGTCTACTAGGTGATTTAAATCTTCAAGATATTGTTTATCTGGTTTAGTAGAAGTATTAAGACCTGATTCTCGGTTCATCAACGTTACAACTGTATCTACATCATCGAGACCTAATTCGATGGCGAATAAACCAAAAGATGAGTTCTTTAAATTTCTTCCATATAACTGTATTGAGCGGACATCAATACCAGTGTCTTTCGTTATCACTGATTCAAGTTCTGGTGCAAAATTTTTTGTACAGTAATTTGCAACTGCATTTCTAAAATAGTCACCTTGCTCTTTAGAATCTTTCCAAATCTTATCTACCTCATCCATAGTGTTAGCAATAACTCTAGAAATATCTGTTCCTAAAGTACTACTGGTTTGGAAATCGATAGATTCAAAACCTGGTAGATTAAAATAATTATCGAATCTCACTTAGCAATCCTCTTTCTCATGATTGAAAAATTCGTTTTGTATATACACCAATTGCTTAGTAACACTATTGATACGTTGTATAGATCCACTACAAATATTAGCATCACCGTTGAAATATAGATTTTTGATCTGATGAGGAATATCTATATCTACAATAGGCATTACTTGTCCACATCTTTTTTGCTTACTGATTAAATCAAATGCAGGCATAGCACTAACTGCAGCGATAGCTGGTGTACGTAACTTTTCAAGATTGAACATATTTTCTGCAGACCATGGAATTACGTCTTTTGGATACTGGAGACGCAGTAGAATACTGATGATCTGTAGTACTGTCTTCAATACCACACTAACACTATCTGAAACAGTGTTAGAAGCTCTTGATCTATCAATTAACTCTTTAATCTTATCACGATTTAGATTACCTTTACGAATTAAACATCTAAAGCATTTACTAATCTTCTCATCATGAATACGTTCATTACAAGAAAGATAACATTCTTTATCTGTTGTATTTTCGTAAATGTATTTAAGATCGTTTTCTGCTACATCGAAATCTAGTAATTCATTAATACCTGAATTATTAGTGTTGTCTAGCCATCTTGCAGCATTGCTAAATGCATTGTTTAAAACATCTACATCAGTAGGTGTTAGTGGGAGATAATTATAGTTATCTGGTTCCACTTCACATAAACCTTTAGCAATATAATTTAAAACTTCAATATAACGTTCTATATTAAAATTAATCAATGCTGCTCTATTGGTCTGCATAAACTTATTAACTAATACAGGTTCATTTCGCCATACAGCTAAAGAAGATTTTCCATATTCATATGCAGTTAAAATTGAAACATCGTTGATATTTACTTTACGTAATGCTTCAATAAGAAGTAGACGTTGATAATATGTCAGACAACGATAATTGTACTCGGGAATGCGCATCATCTATACTGCTCCTCAAATTCATTGATCTTCTTATCGTAGTCACTAATCTTGCTATCATAAGCTTCGATGATTTTAGAAGTTTTGATGTACTCAGGAGAAGTCTTATCGACTCCATCTAATTCCATCTTCAGCATAGCAACATGTTGCTCTAACCAAGCTTTCTCTTCTTTTTGCTTTTCATACTTATGACGTTTATAGTCGTCAAACGCAATTAATGGATCGTAAATTAACTTTGGAACCCATTTGAATAATGCTTTAATTCCACCAAAAACTAGTTCACCCATCGACACAAAAGCATCAATATTGAAACGTCTCATATTGGTTTCAGAATTTAATTCGATATCTTCAAATCTATTTCTAAGAGTTTTAATAGATTCAACAATACTGTACTTATTGCTGTTACTCAAAATATCTGAAACGATACCAGCTACTGCATCAACATGATCAGTTAAATAAACGATACGATATTTAGGGATATCGTTCTCATGATGACGAATAGCCTGAACAATAAAGGTAACTAGATAATTAGTAAAGTTACTTAAAAGTTCAGCTTGCTGTAAATAGTAAATGAAAAGATAGATACTAACTCTAGTGTTGTATAGAGTAATAGAATCATCTTGAATTAATGTGTTAAATTTATTACTTGCTTCATTTAAAAGTTCAAGCTGTAACATATCAGCCTGAAGTAGACTCAGTAAGAAACCTTTAGATTCAGCTACAGCTGCTTTACCTTTTAATTGTTTTAAATAATTCTTCACAACATCTTTAGCTGGTGATGAAGATTTAGGTAAATAATTCATGCAGAAAGTAGCAGTTTTATTCCACAGTTCTTTTTCACCTGATAAAATATCTACAGAAGTCTGTACTGATGCTAGTGTAGTGCTCAATAAATCACGAAGATCATCTTTTTTGATGACGTTTTTGATATTTTTATCATTTGCTTTTTTGATACCATCTAAAGCATCTTCAATAAGATTAATAATTTCAGTAGCCATTCTTAATTCTCCTTAAAACTTAGGTGCTAGGCCCTGAGCGTATGCTTTCATAATTGAAACTAAATCAGTTGAATCTTTCTTAGACTCACGTCTAATCTGTTCATATTTGAAAGTTGATACAGCTTCTATTCCGTTGTAGTAAATAGTTACTTCGTTGTACATTTGATCTACTAATATCAGCATCATGCAGTACGATTTCTCGAAGAAATTCTTTCTGTCTCGATAATTGTTAAAATTGAGACCTAAATTATTTAAGGTCTTATCAACAGTACTCTTATTGAAAATTAAGATAGTATTAGCGATATTGATTTTTGCTGTATCGGAATTCTTAAATAAATTCATCCAATGCGAAGCAACAGCATTTTTCTGCTTGTTGATCATATCAGCTAGACCACCACTCTTATCGTTCATTAAAGCTTTCATACGTTTCTGACGTAAATCGCAACTAAGGATGAAATCTTTAAAGAAGGAAATTTCGCCAGCTTCTGCAGCACGATAACGACGGCTAAAAGAAGGAGTGAAGTTTAAATCGATAAATGCTTGAGCAACATCACTGTTGACAAAAAATGGGAATAACTGTACCAATAATTGTAAGTTAAAACCAGCTTTAGCATTAGTTATCATTGGAATATTTAAAATACGGCCAGTTGGTAATGATACGTTTTTAGGATCTGGATCAATTACAGTGCTTGGCTTCCAATCATTTTTAAAAGTGTTGTTGATAGTTACAGGGTGACGTGGAGTTGCGTTATTAACAGCTTCAAGACCAGCAAAAGTTTTATTTAACATTTTGCTCTTATTAGAACCAACAAAATAATCTTTCATTAAAGACATAGTTGAGTCGAAAGAATTTTTAGTTGGACCATCAAAAGCTTCAGCAGATGATACGATTGAACTATAGTCACTAACCTTCTTGCTTCCAACGATATTCTGATTTAAATTAATAGCGGTGAATATGAGTCCACAATAAAGAGACATCACGTTCTGCATTAATGGAGTTAAAATATCATCAGTGGCTAAATTCTTTTCAATATAAACTCTAGAATTTACCATTGATTCTTTAGCTGCTTCAGTTAAGCTAGCAGGCTTGTTCATAGTCTGGATAGTATCGATCAAACCGTTAAGTGAGATCTTGGCATCTTTATCAAAAACGGAAATAATACTCATTTTAAAAATCCTTAAAATATATTTGCAAATATACTTAAAACCTTAATAAACCAAGGCTTAAAGCTATAAAATAGCACATATAACTATATATAGAAGAGGGTCATATGTCAGACAATTTTTATAAATCAGTCAGTATAGCAGATCTAGATGATTTACTGATGGACAATACATCAGCAGTTCAAGATCCTAAAACAGGTTCTATGATTAAAGAATCACATACACCAGGCACTCTTATAGATAGACGTGCTATGCAGGATTTCTTAACTAATATTTTAGATCAATCATCACGACTGACTGGTAGAGGAAGTGTTACTAATACTTTCCAGAATTTTAATTCTAGATTAGATAGATTAGGTGGAACTTATGTACCTACCAATACATTGAGTACTGGTTATACGTTTATCACTAGACCTAGATTAAATTTAACAGGTGCTAATATTCACAACAATTCCATCATGACAACTTTATTCACTGAAGAACCACGTTCGGTACCGTTTATGATGCGTATGTTGTTAGATACTAGATTGTGTAGAGGCGAATCTATGTTTTTAGGACCAGATGTTCCTAAGGATTTTAGATTAACAGATGAAGTAGTGCGTGTTCATCAAGCAGCACTTAAATCACCATTGGTAGATGTTAATAATCCATTCTTTGTTCCACTCTGTAATGGTTTAAAAGGTATAAGTGGATTTCCAGATTTTACTTTAGAAACTGAAACTAATGAAGGTGATTTCCATTCTACTGATTTCACTTTTGCTAAAGGTTCTGATTTTAATAATCGTACTACAGAATTTTCTTTAGAGTTTAAAGATGTTCAGGGTTCAGTGATACTTTCTATTTTCTATTATTGGTGTCTGTATATAGCACTTCAAGCTAAAGGAGTTTTGATTCCATATCCTGATGATGAATTCATGCAACGCTTGAACTATACAGTTTCTATTTATAGATTTATTACTGATCCAGCTAGACAAAATGTTTTATGGTGGGCTAAGGCTACTGGATGTTTTCCTAAATCAGTACCAGTAGGAGCATTGTTTAATGTAAATCAAGATGAAGTAATTCTTAGTTCAGCAATGAATTTCTCTATTCCTTTTACTGTAAATGCAGTAGAGGTGAATAATCCTGCTATCTTACTTGATTTCAATATTCTGATGCGTAGGTATTGTCCATCTATTCGTAGCAAAAGTTTTAAAACTATAGACCCTACTAATAAGAATAATAATTTTGATGCACTTCCTTATATATCTGCTACTGAACAAGGTATCAAGTTATTATGGCGTACTAATAGTAGTTACGTAGATAAGAATTATAGTGCAGCTGGACTGACTACTGAGGATTGGAATAATATCTCATCGGAACCAGAACAAAATAAAGAACTCAATGAAGAGATGCTTAAATCTCTATTTGAACAGGATGGTTCTTATTTGGATTCAGAAGAATAATGAAGGATTTGAAATATGTTTGATAATAAAGACAGTGTGATAAATGAGTTGGGTAATCCCTTAAATATCTCATCTATGGCACTAAATGAATTAGAGGAAAGATTAGGTGGCACTAAGATAGTAGCTGATCCTAATTCTGCATTCTGTTTTCTTATGGAGTTTGGTTCATCTATAGCTTCAGCATGTGCAAATAAAATAGACCAGACATTACCTGTTCTATATCCTAAACGTGCCATGAGCATGTCGGATTTATATAGACATATGTCAGACTATGACTATTTGAGCACTTATGCAACACCATCTTCCACTACCTTAGTGTTTGCATTACCTAAGAAATATTTATTTGACAATGCATTACAGTTTAATGAGAACTATAAAAAAGTTACCATTCCTAAAGATACTGTAATTATGCTTGGTAAATATTCTTTTGGTTTACATTGTGCTATTGACATTTTAATTAATATCAACACTGGAATCTTTACAGTAGAGTACGACGTAAATAGTAATGATGGATTATTGACTTTAACTAAAAATATCGTAGATAAATACGACATAGTAAAAGATTCATTAGACTTCTTAGTAATTGAATTTCCAATATATCAATTTGCTAAATCTATAATTGAAGAATCATTGATACCTGAAATTGGTTTCAATAAGAAATATGTTTATAACAATTATTTCTATGCAGTTAATGTATTTGCAATTAAAGATGGTCAGTACAACAAGTTACGTTTGACTCAGTCAGAATCTGTATATGACATCACTACACCAACAGCACTGATGCGTGTGCTAAGTGATGAACAAAAGATTCAGTTAACAATACCACAGATATATTTAGATCAAGCAGATATAGGTTCTAGAATCTATATTGAGCTGTATACTACGATGGGTAAATTAGATATCAATACTTCTAATATTGATAGTACTAATATCTCTATTAATTTCAGTAAACAAACTAAAGATAGTACTGAATTTTCACAGTTACTTCACAGTTTGCCATTTGATTCAGTAGTAAGTATTAAATCTAATGCAAATATTACCGGTGGTACTAATCCTATTGATTTTAATACTTTACGTGATAGAGTAGTGAATAATACTTTATATGAATCTGTCCCTATTACAGCAGATCAAGTAGAAGTTTATTTAAATGATAAAGGTTTTACAGCTAAGAAGTATTTAGACAATGTAACTTCACGTATTTGGTACGCTTATCACAATTTAGAAACTAGTGATGGTAAGATGGTACCTGCATGTGAAACTAAACTTCTCATGAATGAAGATTACAATTCAGGATATTCAACTATTAAACAAGAAAGTGATGGCTCATTAACTATTTTACCATCCACTATCTACGATTATAGTGAAGATACTGATACTGCTAAGCCACTGAATGATGAAGCTATGCTTCGTTTAAGTAAGATGACTAAGGCAGAATTAGTAACTGAATTAAATGATAGAAATTATTTTAAATCACCTTTCCATTTAAGAGTGGTTTTAGATGATTATTATCCAAAGGTTACTTCTTATAACTTGATGAGACCTTCTGTAGATAGGATTATTTTCCAAGAAGAAAATTATACCGTATCTAGTAAGATGATCGCATATGACGCACTTATTCAACATCTTAATAATGGTGTTGGAGGTTATAGACTTCGTATTGCGATGTATAAGTCTGAAGATTTAAAAGAGGTAGATAAGGATAATCTTAAAGTATACGTAGCAGTTAAAACAGATAATAATGTTTGGATAGGTGGAAGTGCTTCTTACTTAACCTCCACTACAGATCGTGATATTTATGAATTAGAAATTAAAACTAATTATAAACTCACAGAAAAAGATGAGATTGCTATTACTAATTTAAAGAATCCAGAGATTGAACTTCAAGAATACGAGATACCTTTAGTATCTAAATTTTATGTAACATTCTTATTACACAAAGATGCAATCATTGGAACATATCAGAATGCTACAGCAAGTTTAGTTGAAGGTGTACCTGATTCTATTCTATCTGAATATGTAGGTGTTTCACGACAGTATTTTGAAATCACATTAGGTAAACCTCTAAATGATGTAATTAGAAACAATGTAGAAGTATCTACATCTAGTGAAGTCTATGCAAAATGGGATCGTGATGTACCAGCAACATACGAAGAAGATGTTTATGAAAGAGATGCTAATGGTCAATTAATTTATATTGTAGAAGACAATAAAGTTGTATTGAAGAAACTTCATAGTGTTGGTGAAATAAAAGTAGATGAAAATGGTAACACTATCTATTTACACAGACAAGGTGAAGTTAAATATGGTGCTGATGGTAAACCTATAGTTGATAAAACTCGTAAGAAGATTTACTATATAGATTTGATGTTGATAGATGCTAAGATATTTACATCTGAAAGATCTGCTGAATTAACTTTCGTAGAAAACATTTATAATAGTCTAGAAAATTATTTTGATGCAGTACGTAAACTTCAGTCACAGTTATTAGAACAAACATATGTTTATTTTAAATGTATGAAATCTACTGGTATTGCTCAATTCAATATGGGTAATGACACTACAGTAAGATGTAGTGCTGAATTAGGATTTAAAATTAATTGCTATGTTCAACCTTATGTAAAGCGTGATGAAACTTTACAGCAGACTATTAAAGAAAGTATCTGTAATGCTCTTAATGAACAAATTAAAGCACGTGTTATTAACATGCAAGAAATTTTCACTAAGATCCAAGGAGAAATGAGCGAATCTATTGATTACTTAGATTTACTAGGTATCAATGGTGATCCTAATCTTCAAACCTTAGAACCTATTAGTACGGATATCCAACCTATTCTTCATAGAAAGTTGGTACTGTCTAATGACAATATTCTATCGTTAGAAGATGATTTAGAGATCAACTTTGTTGTTTTAAATGACGTAGAATAATCATAATGAACATCACTCATCTCTTTTGGAGATGAGTGATGTTTTCTTATTTTTATTAGTTCTATTAATTGATGTCTAATACGTGGTCAACTAAGAACTTAGAAACGATACGAGAAGCTACAGTTACATCGATCTGACTAGTGATATTCTCATCGATGTTGTCGTTGAGTTTAGCTTGTTTGATCAACTCTTCACCAAACATCTCGTGAGCAGTACCTAAGATAGTGTCGTGGTAGAACAAATCAATAATGATGTTAAACAAGACAGAACTTAGATTATTATCACCATCTGTCATGATGAATGCAGTAGCTGCCTTACTCTTGTCGATAGCATATCTTAAGAATGTTTCTTTATCTTCATTCTCAGGGATTTTCTCATCAGGAGTTGACAGTAGATAAGATTCCATTACTTCATTAGTTGCCTGAATTAAAGCAGAGTGCTGAATCATTTCAGTATTCTTCAGTTTAGTCTGCTCTTCAATTCTAAATTGCTCATCTACATTTGCTTTAGCACTAACAATCTCATCTACAGTTAAACCAACAGTAGGTAAAGTAAAATGCTCAGGATCTTTATAGAAGATTCGCATATATTTTACGATGTCTTCATCAGTACCACCAGCTTCATGGAATTTATCTTCATTATCACTGTTGATAAGATTTACATCTATCATTAATGCATCTTTATAGTTATAACGAGCAACTGCAATGGTGAAGCCTAAGATTTTAAATAAAGTTTCTACACGTTCAATATTCGCACTGAGAACATCATTCATTTCATCAGTGATATCGAAAGTAGTCTCTCTGAATAATCTTAGTACAGGATATAAATTCTCTACTGCACGGCAAGTTACCTGTAGACCAGCACTCATAGTCTTATTGTCAATAGTAGCAATTACAGTACTCTTAAATAATTCATTGAATCTGAATGGATCTGTCAATGCATCAAATAAGAATCCTACAGCCTGTCTCTGTTCTCCATTACCAGCTTTTGCTGATACTGCAGTTAGCATATCGGCTCTAGTATCTGGATGGATGTTCATTAACTCAACTTTTAAATCACTATGGGTAATAGCGTAATCTACATCTGCAGGTGTGAAGTTGAAATCATGACCATATAAAGCTTTATATGTATTGATTAAATTTTCAATACCACCTAGAATGTTGATATAGGTTACCCAAGTCATTCTAGTTAAAGCATCAGTCTTGATATCTTTCTGAACTACAATTTCATTACCGGATTCTTCAAGAATAGTAGCTGTTCTCTTTTTAATAGATTCAACTAAATTCTCTACTTCAGGATTGATAACAGTTGATAAGATATTGAAAATATTAACAACATTTTCACCTAATTTATTAGCAATCTCAGAAATCTCTTCAAAGCATTTTTCATGCTCAGGACATTTCTTAACAGCGTCATAGGCATTTGCAATCTGCTCATAGATGTATCTAGCATCTATAGATTTTTCATCATCTATAGAACTAGACTCATTGGTCTTGAATGCTACACAATCTTCAATGATCTTAGTGATAGCACTGATGTCTACGGTCTTTTTAAAACTAATTTTATTTAATTTTTCAATTGAATTATCAGTCTCATCTGCTAATAAATCAACGATAGTAGCTGATTGAATTTCTCTAATATTCATAGTTTAATATGTTCCTGAAATCTGATTATTGATATTAGAATGTTTCTTATTTCTAATAGCTTTGATTAATTCTTCGAAAGTAATTAAATTAAAACTATGTTCATCAATTTTGTTAGCACTGCCTAAACTATCGACAGCACCACGAACCATATCCATAGAAATTAGATATGTTAACACACTCAATGCGTATTGATGGATGTTATTTTTATCCATTTTTAAACCTCTTTTATTCGAATAAAAAAGATCCCGTCGGATCAACCTATTAAAATAGGCTATAAAATAGTTTAAGCAGATGTTACTGACTTATTTATAAGGATTTAAATATGGATTTAAATGAAAAAGAAGATGAGAAAATTGTTACATTTTCAGAATCTAAGCCATTAGTAGATACAGAAGTTACTCCTAAAGAATTAGATAAAACTGTAGATGAAATCGATGAATATGAAAATAATGAAGATGAAGAATCTCAGTTCACTATGAGTGCTGACGCATTTACTGATTTAGAGCTAGGGATGATACCTGAAGAAAATCTTCCACATGTAAGATTTATACCACATATGGAGTATGGTACACCTAGTGGAATTAATCCTCCAGTTATTGGAACCTGTAGTGGTTGTGGTGATGCTGGTGATGTTGCAATTATTGATAATGAAATCGGTAAAGATGAAGAATCTAAAGAACCAGGTGCTAACGAAGATGTAGAGAATCGTAGACATTTAGCATCGTCTAAGTCAGAAGATGAAATCAATGAGGACGAATCATTTGACAGGAACGATGAAACATCTAGCGATGAAGAACTCGGTTCTGATTTAGAGATGTATTATAACTTTCTAAAATATAAAGAACGTCAGATAGCTGAACGTAAGCTACTAGGTATGGAATCTCTTTATGAAGATGAAGAGGACCCAGCAGAGCGTTATTATAAAGAAGCTAGATGGAAATCTATTAAAAGTTTCTTTGGTGGATTTTTATGGTTAGCTGGTAAATTCCTAATTACTATAACAAAATATGCAAATAAACTCTATATGTTTACACGTAATATATTAGTTGATGCATTTGCTTCTAAAGAAACTATCTATAAGTTTATTAAATTCAAATTAAATAAATTAATTGACCACGTAGATGAAGAAAGATTACTAAATTATAAAGTCACTACTTATGACTTTGAAGATTTAGTTAATACTACTAAATGTGCATTAGGGATGTACGATATTATTTGTCATTGTCAGAATATCGTAGAGAATAAAGCGGCAGATATAAAAACTACTGATATTGAAAAGATAGAAAATAGATTAAAATCTGTCGGTATTGAATTAAGTGTAAAACACAATAAGTGTAATTTAGACGATAATTTAGATAAGCGTACTAATAACACTTTAGGTGAACATGGTTATTCTAAAAAAGAAATTCCTAATCTAATTAGATATTTTGGTGAAATCGCTAAATGTATTCCAGATAAAAAAGATAAACCAGATAAAATGCATGAGATCACTAAGATCGAAATAGAACGTATTGCAGAATTGCGCAAAAAGTTAGCGGAACAAGTAAAAGCGAAAAAGATTAAGAAAGGTTCTAAAGCATATGAAGAAATGGAACAGCGTATCGTAGCATTAGCTACACGTATGGATTATATTCTCTTGATGTATAAAGCTACTACAATTTTATTCTCAACATTATTGAAAGATATGGAAGATATCTTTGGTAAGATTGAGAATTCGATTGAAGCTAAAGCATTAGTTGATTAAAATAAATATCATACACAACCAGTCACAAGACTGGTTGTGTATGTGATAAATATCTATGAGTTTGGAATCATATTTGCCGCTGATAAGTTAGCGATTACACCTGCTACCACACTGTTACCAGCAGCCATAGCCCAGTAATTACTGTTTGTATATTTATTACGTAAAGTATGTGACAGTAGTGTTATTTTACGGTTAATTTGAGATGCGATAGATAAACGTTCAAACATACCGACACCTGCTAGTGTTAATAAATATTCATTAAAAGAATTACCAGGTCCATAAATAGAGCTAAGACCTTTATCGATTATATCACCTATGACGCTATTATCTGTAATAGTCATATACATCGCAGGACTTAAATCTTTGATACTTATACTTACATCTACACAAGTTGGAAGATTATTATAAGTCCATCCAAATTCAGAACTTCCACGTTTAATAGAAATACTTTCAATAAGTCCTAGTGGAACAGAAAATAGACCTTTGCAATAAACACGACATAAGAATGGTGACATGTATGAATTTTTACCAGCAGCTCTTGGCAATGCACCAGCTAGTAACAAAGCAAGTGGAACCATAATAGATTGATAGATAGAAGTAATAGTTCCATAAGGTGCACGTAATTGGAAATTCAAACTATGTGATTTACTGAATGAAGATGATGCATACATCTCAGGTGCATCTACGAATGCACCACTGATCATAGCTTCAGCTGCACCACCAACACCAAACATATCGGCAGCACCTTTAATGAAATTACTTAATCCACCTAAAGCATCATTAATCATCTGTATACCAGTATTACCATTATTGAAAGTTTGAGCTTGAGTCATTGTGCTTGAAACTGCGCTATTGATTTTTTCTGTTAATGGATTGGTTTTGGTACTATTACTAAAAGATTCAGAAGCATCAGTACTTTTCTCTACTCTAAATCCTACATACATAGTAGCACCAAGTGCAGTATCTTTCATCACATCTACTAATCCACCTACCCATCCAGACCATTTAGCGAAAGAAGAATTATACTCATTTTCTAATTGTTTCTGTGCGTTTGGATCTGTAGATAATAAGTAAGGTGCCAACGTAGTCATCTTATCCAAATCTTCATACAGAACACTATCTGAATTATCTTGGTCATCAGTAGTTGGTTCAGTTAGATGATCGGTTACTGTTGAACTTTCTGTTAGATGAGCGTATGCACTCGTACCATTACGAGCTAAGTCGTTAAAACCAACATTCTTAGCTTTTCTACTCATGATGTCCCATATACTTAAACCAGTGGCACGCATAGCTACTGGTACTGTATTCATATTAGCAGTTAAATTAGATGAACCCCATATAGCTCCGCTAGGTTCACCTTTATTAGAACCATTAGCATAAATACCAACATCTACCAACCATTCTGCGAGTATACGATCTACATATGCATAATACTCTTGCATAGTTAGACGTAAGTCGTATAAACGATTGATAGGTAAATCAGTTAATCTGTTAACAGTTTTAGCAAACCAACTTGCACCTACAACAGGCAATGCGAATAGTAATGTAGCACCTTGACCTACAACACGTGCAATTGAATATCCACTATTTGAACTAGTTAAACCAGTAGCATTAGCTTCAATCATATCTTTATTAAAAGCAGTAGCATAGAAATCTGCTAGTGGTGTATACTTAGGAACACCAAATGAAAAATATGCAACAGATTGATTTAAATCAGTAGTAGTTGCATAAACTCTACCTTCACCTACTGGTTGATCTGGTCTACTTTGTAACATAGGGTGCATGATGTCATCATCTCTACCAAACTGCCATACACAATTGATAGCATCATTACCACCCACGCAAGTATCTTTGAAAAAACATTTATCAATAAAATCAGGTGCACCTACTGTATCCTGTAGAGTAGTTTTATCTAAAGTATAAATCTCATCTTTATCTCTACCGACTGCAGCACGTTGATTAGGTTCTTTAGGTTTATTACCCCAAGTTCTAATAGCGTAACTTAATGCATCCGCCATAGAAGCAAAATCGTCACCGAATACTACCTGATATGGAACTCTCACCCATTTAGTGTCGTTATCTAAAAGTATTTCACGTGTACCACGTTCATCGGAGGTTGTAGATCCAATACCACCTATGTTGTTAGTTTTAGAGCCATAATCATTTTTAGTACTGATAGAAGTTCTAGTTCCTGTATATGCTGCTGCTTCTTTGTTTCTCTCTGCATCAGCTGCAGTTCGCATAGCACTCAATACGTCATTCGTTTCACGTTGAGTGTCTTTATCAGAAATGATATTATCTAAATTAGCTGCTGCCATATTTAAACTCCTGTTATTTCAACTATTCCATGCTTTGAATATATAGTCTTCTTATTTAACAAAAAATAAAAAAATAAAGAGAGAGGTACGGGTAACCGTACCTCTCTTAGATATGACTACTTCTTCTTAGTCATATCTGTAATTAATTTACCTAGATGAGGTAAGAACTTTTCTAGCAGCTCACATTCTTGTTTGTGCTCTTCTGGGCTTAATTCATATGAATCTAATTTGAATTCATAGTTGGTTTTTAAATCACTGTTGACAACTACAGTGACTTTAACTTCTAGATTTTCTAATTTCATCTTAATGTCTCCTTTATTAATGAAATTAATTTATTCGAATAAATGAATAAGATATTTCTATTTCTTATTCACTTTAATTATATAGATATAAAGAGAAATGAATTTCACCCATATCACCTACCTACTAGACTTAATGTCTAGTAGGTAGGATTTTCAGTTATATTTACATAGAGCGACTTACATTAATAGGTGACATAGGATTAAATCCAGATTGCGCATATGCTGGATTGTAACCCTTACGATTCATATTAATGTTGCCACTTGTTAAAGACTGTAACATTTTAGCGAAATCAGAACCAGGTCCCATAGCTGCTGCTATAGCACTGGCGATTGCATCACCACTTATAGATCCAGTTCCAGAAGTTG